CCGCCCTCGTCCCGAACGCGGGCATCAACGNCCCCGCCGGCACCGCGTCGACCGCGGGCGCAGGAAACGGCTTCACCGTCCCGTACGCGGGATCGAAGCACATCCTCCTCCGCGTCACCAACGGCACCGGCGGATCCGGCACCGCGACCGTCCTCGCCGGTTCGCAGCCGTCGGCGATCGCGTCGGGCCAGGGCAGCCTCGCCGACACGGTCGGTGCCGGGGCGACGCGCTGGCTCGGCCCGTTCGAGTCCGCCCGGTTCCAGCAGCCGGACGGTTCCCTCGCGATCGACACGTCCGTGGTCATGACCGTGACCGCGTTCTCGGTCGACGGCCGCTACGTGGGCTGATCCCATGAGCGACACGTCGGCTGAGAAGCCTCACTTGTTCGTCCGTGGAGAGGGTGGGGCCATCTTCAAGATGGACCTACCCCTCCACGAGACGATCGAGGACCGTCTCACCAAGGGCCACCTCGTGCGCGTCGCGAACGCGGACGGCGACCCGTACACCCCCGGACAGGACGGCCCGGAAACGGCCGGCCTGCCCACACAGCGACCCGCACTGAACGCGAGCAAGGCGACCTGGGTCGGCTGGGCTGTCGCGAACGGCATGACGCCGGACGACGCCGAAGCCGCCACGAAGGACGACCTGATCGAGAAGTTCGGGATCGGGAAGTGACCGCCTGGTGGGCGGGGCCTCACACGCCCCGCCCACTGGCACCACACGAAGGGAGCCGGTCATGAGCATGTCCTTCGGGAGCTTCGTCGTTCCCACACGCCTCGCCGAGTCGACGGACCTGACCAACTGGACGGGCGACGCGGCACCCTCGAACGCTGACGCGATCCTCCGCTCCTGTACGACTCTCGTGCTCGAGGCTGTCCAGGGCGTGATCTGCGACGTCGACCCGAGCACGGGTCTCGCCACCGACCCGGTCATCGCCGGCGCGCTGCGTGACGCGACGTGCATTCAGGCTGCCGCGTGGATCGCGCTCGGCATCGACCCGGCCACGGGCGGGATCGTGCAGGCGTCGAAGAACGCCCGCTCCAAGGGCATCGGGTCCGCCCGCATCGAGTACTCCGACGCGGAAGTGCAAGCCGTCGCCGCCGCGCGCGCTGCCGCGTACAGCGGCCTCGTTCCGGAAGCGACCTCGTACCTGCAGCAGCGCAACCTGCTCGGCACGAACATCTGGACACTCGGATGAGCGACGAGCTCGCGGACTTCTACGTCCACACCGTCACCGTGCAGACCAGCATTCGCACCAGCGGGTACGGCGTTGACGTGTTCAACGACCCGGTGATGCTGACGCCCACCGGCGGCACGGGATGCTTCGTGGAACGCAAGCGCCGCCTCGTCCGCAACAACGCTGGCGCGGAAGTCGTCTCCGAGACGACCCTCTACACCTACCCGGCCGCCGCCGACCTCTTCACCGTCGACTCCCTGGTCTCCACAGGCGGCGTCGACTCCCGCGTGATCACCGTCGCCCAGTCCGACTCCGGCGACCTCGACCTCCCCGACCACATCGCGGTCTACCTGACGTAGGAGCGACATGTCCGACGGCAGCCTGTTCGAGAAGCTCACCGCCCTCGAGCAGGCGGTCGACGATCTCACCCCGCTCGCTGTGGGACGCGGGATGGAGCACATCCGCGGGGTCGCCGCCGACCTCACCCCGATCCGCGAAGGTCACCTCGTCGGGTCCGCGTCGGTGACCGTGCACGGCGACGAAGCGAACCTGACCTACCCGGGACCGTACGCCCGCCGCCAGCACTTCGAACTGACCTGGAAGCACACGCACGGGCAGGCTCTGTACCTCGAGCAGCCAATGCGCACCGAAGCGGAAGCCGCGTTGAAGATCATCGCCGACACGCTCGGGGAGGCGTTCTGATGGGCACCACCAGTGAACTGATCGACGGGTTCGCGGCGCTGATCTCGGCCGCGGGGATCGCCGTGTGGGATCCGGCGGGCGTGTACACCGCCGACCAGACGGGCATCTTCCGGAAGGTGCTCCCCCCCGCACCCGACCGGGCGATCGCGTTGACGATCGTCGACACCAGCGACGACCCGACGATGCCGCTCGGTTCGAAGATGCTGCAGGTCCGCGGCCGCGGTGTCCCCGGGGACCCGACCGACGTCGATGACCTCCTCGACCCGATCTTCACGGTCCTCCACGGTCTCACCGGCATCACCGTCGGGTCGCAGACCGTGATCCAGTGCCTGCGGCGAATCTCCGCCCCGATGGGCACGGACCAGTCGAAACGCTGGGAACGCGCCGACCAGTACTACCTCGACGTCGACGCCCCACCGACCGACCTGCGCCCCGAACGCGGCGCCTGGTAATCCCCACCCCTCGACCACCGACACTCCCGTCGGTGCCCGCCCCCGAACCGCTTGGTGAGGGGCTTTCACCCTGCCCCGATCAGCCTGAGGAGGCTCATCATGACCACCGCTCTCGCCCGACGGTTCCGACTCGACGTCTCGTCGATCGCGAACCCCACCGCGTGGCTGCCCTTCAAGGGCATCAACGACCTGAACACCCCCGTCAGCCCCAACCTGCAGGCCGCCGACGACTACGACACCAACGGGTTCTCGTCGTTCGAGAAGACCATGCAGGGCTGGGTCGTCACCGCGAAGGCGCTCCGCAAGACCGTCGCCGGGGTGTTCGACGCCGGCCAGGAACTCGTCCGGGCCGCGCAGCTCGGCTGGGGCGACGCGGCCCGCGTGAACGTCCGCTGGTACGACCGCAACGGCGGCCCGGAGGCGTTCCAGGGCGTCGCGATCGTCGGATGGGTACCGTCGAAGACCGGCGTCACCGACCTCGACGAGATCACCGCGACGTTCACCGGCGACGGGATCCTGTCCCCGATCGCGAACCCGTTCAGCGACCCGATCGCCCCGATCATCCTCGGTGCGTCGCCGTCCGGTGTCGCCGCCGGCGGGATCATCAACATCACCGGTTCCGGCTTCGCGGGCGTGACGGGCGCTGCGGGCGTGAAGATCGGCGGCACGAACGCGTCGAGCTACATCGTCGTGTCCGACAACACGATCGTCGCCGTCCTCCCCGCCGGTTCCGCCGGGTCCGCGCCGATCACGACCACGAACCTGTCCGGCACCTCCGCCGCCTTCCCCTACACCCGGGCGTAACACACCCCTCGGGCGCGCGGATGGGGATGCGCGCGCCCGAGGTCCATCCCCACAGAAAGGTCCCCACCACCATGACTCTGCGCGAGTTCACCGACTTCGCCGACGGGCCCCTCGCCTTCCCCTACAAGGGCAAGGTCTACACCGCCCCCGCCATCGGAATCGACCTCGGCATCCGCCTGTCCGGCATCCTCAACAAGGGCGAGGACGCCGACCGCAGCTTCGAAGAGATGTGGCCTGACCTGTTCGGTCAGGAACTGCTCGACGAGATGCGCGCCGACGGGGTCCCGATCCTGTTCGTCACGCGCGCCGCGGCGACGATCCTCGCCGACTTCGAGTATGGCCGCGAGTACGCGACCGCGATGTGGGAGACCGGTGCCGACCCAAAAGCGATGGTGGAGTACCTGAAGTCGAAGGGCAATCGGGCTACGAGGCGATCGCGCAGTACGGGTGGGGCGAGCAAGACCCCGTCACCGGCATCTTCGAAGGCTACGACCTCCCGAAAGAGCTGAGGAAGCCGTCCGGGTCGGTCGCGTTCGTCGACATCCTCGCCCAGTGGGTGCTGCTCGTCGGCACCTTCCATCAGGTCCTGCACGTCGACCTCGAGTCCGTGTGGCGGGTGAAGCCGTGGCGCTGGTTCGAGACGCGCGTGAAGTTCCTGATGACCACCGACACCCCACTCGCCCGGTACTTCGCGCCGGAGGAACCGCAGGAGGTGCCCGGTGAGCGTGAATGAGGGTCCCACCACGGTCGGTTCGATCGTGGGGAAGCTGCGGATGGATCGCGACGAGTGGGTCGCGCAGCTCGCCGCGACGAAGAAGGACATCCACGACATCGAGTCGGCGGACCCGAACATCCGGGTCGGCGCGACGACGGGCGAGGCTGTCGCGAAGCTCGCCGCGGTGGAGCAGTCCACGCGGCGCGTGTCCCGGTCGACGGACACCGTCACCGCCGCGCAGGCGCGTCTCACGACCGCGATGCACGCCGCCGACACCGCGTACGCGCGCGCGCAGCTCGCGCAGATGCGGTTGACGGAGCTGCAGGACCGCGGCGTGACGACGGGTTCCCGGTTCGCGGCCGCCGAACTCGCGGTGACGGAGGCGCTTCGACGTCTGGACGTCGCGAACGAGAAGGCGACCGCGTCGGAGGTCGCGTTGACCGCCGCGCAGCAGGCCGCCGCGGCCGCGGCGCTCGAGGAAGCCTCCGCGCAGGACGACGTCGAACGTTCCACGGTGAAAGCGAACGAAGCGAACCGCACGAACGTGACCCGTGTCGGCGCGATCGCGGCGGCCGTCGCGCTCCTCGTCCCCCTCCTCGCCCCTGTCGGCGCGGTCGCGGTCGGCGTCGCGGGTGCGCTGCTCGGGATGGGTTCCGCCGGCGTGCTCGCCCTGTTCGGCATCCGGAAGGAGATGCAGGACGGCACGGTCGTCGGCGGGATGTACCGCAACGGCCTGTCGGACCTGAAGGGCATCTTCGACACCCTGTCGCGCACCGCCGCGGTGAACATGCTCGGCTCGTTCCGGGACGTGGTGTCGCAGATCCGCGCGGACATGCCGATGCTGAACACCCAGGTGGGGCAGTTCTCGGTGATCCTCGGGCGGACGGGCTCGGCGGCCATCGCGGGCACGATCAGCAGCCTCCGTGTGCTGAACCCGTTGTTCCTGACCGCGGGCCTGTACGTGCAGAGCCTCGCGGAAGGGTTCCAGCGGTGGGCGTCGGGGTCAGGGATCGAGAAGTTCGCCGGCTACGCGCTGTCGATGCTCCCGACCGTCACCGACGTGCTCGGCAAGCTCGCGGCGATGGTGATGCACATCCTCGAGGCCCTCGCCCCGCTCGGTCAGATCGGCCTGACAGTGCTGTCCGGGATCGCGACGGCGATCGACGCTATCCCCGTCGACGTGCTGTCACAGCTCATCGTGACGATCACGTGGGGGGCGGTCGCGTTCAAGGCTTGGGGCTTCATCGCCCCGATGCTCGCGTCGATCGCGAGCACCATGGGCGCGGTCGGTGTCGCGTCGACCATCGCGACGGGCCCGGTCGGGTGGATCGTCGCGGGGCTGTCGGCCCTCGCCGGCGTGTTCGCGGTCGTCATCGCTCAGCAGACCGACGCGACGCAGGCCATGCAGGACTACACCGCCGCGGTGCAGGCCGACAACGGCGTGATCGGTGAGAACGTGCGCCAGAAGGCCGCGCAGAAGCTCGCCGACGCCGGCGCGTACGCGAACGCGAAGCTCCTCGGCATCAGCACCCAGGTCGTCACTCAGGCGGTGCTCGGCAACGCGGACGCGCAGAAGAAGCTGAACGAGGCGCTCGGCGTGGGACGGAACCAGCAGGAGTGGCTCAACCAGACCACCGACAAGACCGGCCAGAACCTGCTGGACGTCGCGACGGCCGCCGCCGACCTGACCACCGCGGTGAACACCAACCGCGACGCGATCTCGGGCGAGATCACCCGGAACAAGGAGCTGCAGGACGCGCTCGGGGACACGACCGAAGCGACCAACGCTCAGACCTCCGCCGACACGGCCGCGGCGGCTGCCCTCGGAATCTCCGTGTCGGCGATCCAGGCCGCTCGAGCCTCGCAGAAGGACATGAAGTCCTCGACCGAGGAGGCGACCGCGCAGATGTACCTGCAGGGCGACGCCGCTGGCCTCCTGAAGCAGCAGCTCGACCTGCTTAACGGGAAGGCGATCTCCACCGCGGACGCGCAGAACCGGTTCGACTCGTCGCTCGCGAACATGGGCGCCCACATTGACAAGACCGGCAAGGACGTGAAGCGCGCGACCACGAACCTTGAGGGGATGTCGGCGGCCGCCGTCGCGAACCGGGGCGAGCTGATCTCGTCCGTGCAGGCCGCGCAGAACGCCGCCCAGGCTTATCGCGACAACGGTGCGAGCAGCGAGGACGCGCGGAAGAAGCTCGTCGACATGAAGAAGGCGATCATCGAGCACGCGGTGGAGCTCGGGGAGGACCGGAAGCAGGTCGAGGCGTTCGTGAACTCGATCTTCCAGATCCCCGCCGAGGTGCCCAAGACGAAGGTCGAGGTCGACACGGCGGCCGCGAACGCGCAGATCGCGGCCCTGCAGAAGAACCTCGAGCAGCTCTCTCGCAACATCGACATCGCGGTGAAGCTGCATGGCGCGGAGAACCTGTCGAATGTGACCGGTGGTGTCGCGTTCGCGAACGGTGGCACACCCCGCGGGCTCGCCGGCGGTGGCGGCGGCAGCGTGCTCGGCCGCGGCACCGCCGGGTCGGACACGGCCGGCCTTTATCGCCTCGCGAACGGTGAAGAGGTCACCTCGAACGTGTTCGGGCAGGCCGACCGGAACCGCGCCCTGCTGAAGCAGATCAACGCGGGATACACGCCCACGATCCCGACCATGCAGCAGGCCCCGCAGGCCGTGAAGCAAAAGGCGACGGAGGTGCACATTCACGTGTCCGGGGTGAACCAGGAAGACCCGCGCGTGCTCGGCGCGGTCGTCGGCGGCGAGGTCGGGCGTCAGCTTCGGGTGCTGAAGAAGTGAGCACCGTCACCCTGACCTCCATCGGCGGGTCCGTCACGATGTACGGCGAGAACCAGCGCGCCGACGGCGTCTACCAGGTGGGTGCGCAGTTCTTCTCCGACTGGTACACGGTGTCCGACTCGAAGACCGAGATCCGTGAGCGGCCCGCCGGCGACGGCGCGTTCGGCATCGACCGTGACTGGCGGTCGTCGTTGATGCTGAACATGGCGGGCCGCTTCCGCGGTGCGGGCTGGGCGTCCATGCTCATGGCGTTGCGGAGCATCCTGATCGTCGGGGTGCCCGTGACCATCACGGTCGTCGACGACTTCGGGGAGACGACGCGGGTGGTGTCGGTGCGGCGCTTCGTGCCCACACCGAACCCGGGCGCGCAGCTCGTCGAGTTCCAGCTCGTCGTCCTCGCGACCGACCCGCTCATGTACGGGCCGATCCGCTCCGCGTCGACGACCCCGCCGACGTCCGGCACCGGCCAGCCGTGGCCGCAGGTGTGGCCCGTCGACTGGGGCACCCCGGGCATGGACGGCCGCGCGACCGCGGAGAACGGCGGCAGCGCCCCAAGCCCCCTCGTCCTCGCTGTCACGGGTGGTGCGGACGGTGTCGAGCTCGTCGAAATCCTGTCCGGACGGATCCTGCGCCTGGAACGCGTCATCCCGGTCGGCTCGACGGTCGTGTTCGACGTGTCGCTGTCGGTCGCGTACCTCGACCTGCCCGAGAACGACATCACCGGGTTCATGACCCGCAGGGAATGGGACGGGTTCCAGATCCCCGCGTTCGGATCCCGCATCGTGCAGTTCAACCCGCTCGGCACCGTCATCGGCACCCCGCTCTTGACGTTGTCGTGGTCCGACGCGAACTGAGGGGGTCGGATGCTGCGCTGGTTCATCGCCGATCTCCGCACCGGACGGCAACTCATCGACATCCAGGTGATGGCGGAGTCAACCTGGTCACGCTCGCTGAACGCCCCGGAGAAGCTCACCGCGGTGCTCGACATGCAGGACCCCGCGACGATCGCGTTGCGGCCTCGGCAGACGATCCGGCCGGGGCGGTCGGTGCTCGCTGTCGCGGTCGGCGATGTGATCCTCGCGGCCGGGCCGGTGTGGGCTCACGACTACGACCGCGATCAGAAGACGCTGCGGGTGACCGCGGTCGGGCTGTGGTCGTACTTCGATCACCGCTACCTGCTGCCCCTCGCCGCAGCGACCGCGGATGTCGCGACGTTCATCGTCTCTGACCCGGCTTCGGCGGGCAAGACTATGCCGAACGCCGCGCTCGCGACGAACCTGTCGAACCTCGAGTACGGCACGATCGCGAAACGGTGGGTGCAGCAGGCGCAGGCGTGGACCGGCGGCAACGTGCCCGTCGTGTTCGAAGCCGATCGCGCCGGCGGCCGCGAGCGGAACGCGGACGCCGTCGACTTCAAGAACATCGGCACGCTGCTCACCCAGTTGACGCAGCTGGAGGACGGCCCCGATATCCGGTTCAAGCCGCAGTTCGCCGCGGACCGGCTCGGCGTGCAGTTCCTGCTGCAGACCGGCACGGACGCGAACCCGCTGATCACCGGCACCGCGGTGCACCAGTGGACGGTGGGCGTGCCGGGCAGTGGGGTGTCGGCGTTGAAGGTCGGCGTCGACGCGACGACTCTCGCGTCGGTCGCGTGGGCGTCCGCCGGTCGTTCGGTGGACTCGGTGCTCGTGTCCCGCTCCACCGACCCCACACTCACCGATCTCGGCTTCCCGCTGTTCGAGTCGCTCGACACCAGCCATTCGACGGTCGTGATTCAGGACACGCTCGACGGCTACTCGGGCGAGGCGACCACGTTCGGGCGCGCCCCGCTCGAGACGTGGACGTTCACAGTCGAGGCGGCACGGCAGCCGCTGCTCGGCGCGTACTGGGAGGGCGACTGGTGCGACATCACGATCCCCGCGTACGACCCGGATCAGGGCCACGGTGACCCGTACGTGTTCGAACAGTCGACCCCGCGGCGTCGCATCGTCGCGTTCGACGGCAACGCGAAGGGACTCACCGTGAACGTGACGACTCAGGCGGCGGTCAATGGGTAAGGGGTACGCCAGCCCGCCGCAGGGCGAGTACGGGGAGCTGGAGCGGATCCTCAGCGACGTGCAGACGCGGCTGAAGGAACTCGAGACCCCCACGGGCACGAGCGTGAACAGCCTCGTCGACCAGGTGCAGCAGGCGATCGCCGACATCACCACCACAGTGACCGCCGCGATCGACGCGAACTCGTACACGCGGGCTGAGATTAACGCGCTGGTCGCGAGCCCGGGCGCGATCGCGCCGACGACGGTGACCGCGTCGGGCAGCATGTCCACGGCGGGCGCTCTCACCACCGGAAGCGACACGGTCGTCGGCGGTCAACTCCGCGCGCTCGACGCGGTCACGAACGTGATCACCAGCGGCCGGTACGCGACGTGGATCGAGACCGCGACGGGCCGCTTCGGGAACACGTCATCGTCGCGCCGCTACAAGCAGGACATCACCGAGGCGCAGATCGACGCGGATGTGTTCCTCACGATCGTGCCGTTCGTTTTCCACTACATCGCCGAGGTCCGGAAGCGCGACGACCCCATGTTCGAGGGGTACGTCGGCCCCGACTACGTCGTCGCCGACGAGTACGGCCTGATGGCGGAAGACCTGCACGCCGCCGGCCTCACACCGTGGGTGTACTACGACGCCGCCGGCCTCCCCGACTCCGTGAACTACACGATGCTCGTCGTCCCGCTCCTCGCGGTCGCGCGCGCTGAGAAGGCCGCGCGGGCGGCGCTCGAGGAGCGCGTGACGCGCCTCGAATCCCTGATGGAAGGACACTGATGACCGTTCGCAGTTCGTGGCCTGGCCCCACTGGTCAGACCGGCACCACCGAAGCCCGCAAGGCCATCTCGGGTCTGTTCGCGTCGGACAGCACCGGCGCGGTTCGCGCTGGCGTCCTCTCCCCGGTGAACACGCAGCTCCTCGTCGCCCGCACGGACCTGAACGTCGACATCGCCGCGCTCCAGGCGGTCGCGGTGCAGTTCGGTGGCGCGATCCTGATCGCGAACGACGGGGTCGTGCAGCTCCCGTCACCGCTGGTTTCTCCGCCGGCGGGGATCAACTACTACGTCGTGTACGCGAAGCAGAACGAGTCGGTGTCGCCTGGGACGGACCCGAACAACACCCCGGTGGTGGGTGCGGCTCTGTCGACGTCCGACTTCGCGACGGCCCGCACGTCGATGCCGACCGGTGCCGTCGAGATCGGGACGGTGCAGATCCCGTCGGGGGTCACCGCGACGAACGCGAGCGGCGTCGCCGTGACGACCACGGCGACGTACACCGCCGCGGCGGGCGGTGTCGTGCTGGTTCGGAACGCGACCGAGCTCGCCGCGTGGACCCCGGCGGACAGCTCCCTCGCCTTCCGTCTGGACACCGGCACGCTCTACACGCGGGCGGGTGGCGCGTGGTCGCCGTCGGCGGGTGTGATGCCGGTGATCGACGTGGTCGTGGGTACGAGCATCGCGGTCGCGAGCGGCGGGTCGGCGAACGTGAACCTGTGGTCCGCGCCCGGGTCGGGGCAGTCGATCGTGCAACCGGCGGGGACGGAGTGGTTCACCTACAACCCGACGACCGGCGACATCACGTGTGTGAAAGCGGGCCGCTACCAGATCACGGCGCGTCTCGCGGTGCAGCCCGCGTCAGGCGGTGCCGCGCAGGCGTACCTGATCCGTGGTGGGAGCCCGACCGACGTGCTCACCCTCGACTCGGTGAACGCGCATTCCTCGCAGCAGACGATGCTGAAGCTCGACGTCGCCTCGGTGCTCCTGGTGGCCGGCGCGTCGCTGCGAGTGTGGATCTCGTCCGTGACGGCCGCGTTGACGGTCGGTGGGACGGCGCGCGCGCAGGGCGAGTTCTCGATCCGCTACCTCGGGCCGAGCTGACCATGTCGTCTCTGATCATCGCCGCCGGAGCACGCCTCGACGCGGCCGGCACCCGGGACGCGTTCGGTGCCCTGTCCGATGACCTCGTGCGTGCCGGCTACCCGCCGATCACGGTGAACTTCGGCGACCGGGACATGACGGAGGAGATCCACCTCTTCACCACCCGGTACCGGCAGCAGGCGACCGGCTCCGGCGCGTTCGGTGACGTGCGCACGTGGGACGGGTCCGCGTACGGATTCCCTGGCGGCACCCGGTGGGTGCGGGTCTCCGCGGACGGCCCGGTCGCGATTCCCGGGTCCAGCAACCACGGCCGGAAACGGTCCGGAGATCTCGCCGCCCCGTACAACGCTGACACGCCCGCGCACCGCGCCGCCGAGCAGCTCGCGAAGGCCCACAACATCACCTGCGAGGGCATGGGCTTCGGCGAGTGGTGGCACTGGACGTACTGGGGGCTGCTCGGCGTCATCGGTACCCCCGCGGCCACGACCGCAACACCCTTCACCCCTGTCCCGAAACGGAGCCTGACCATGGACGAAGCACTCATCATCGAGCAGACGAGCAACAACATGGTGCTCGTCAATGTGAAGGACCGCACGCTCGTGAACCTCGGCAACGACCCGAAGTCGCAGCTGCGGGCCTGGTTCGCGGAGAACCACCCGTACAAGTTCATGGGCTCCGACGAGTGGACCAAGACGTTCGGTCCCGGCACCGGCTACAACTACGTCGGTCACGGCACCCCGGCATGACCGCCGCTCCCCGCACCCGCATGAACCGGGCGTGGTGGGTGTTCTCCGCCGCGGGGGTGCTGACGTTCGTGATCTCCGGGCTGATCCTCCTCGGCGGCACGCCCGCCCCCGACGGGCAGTCGTGGCTGCGGGACCCGGACAGCATCATCCTGCAGATCCTCGTTGTGGTCGGGGCGGTCACGAGCGTCGCCGCCCCGGCCGCGGGGAAGCTGCAGCGCATCGGCACGGGCGTGGAGAAGACCGTCGACCACGTCGTGAACTCCCACGGCGGCACCATCCTCCGCGACGACATCGACGAGCTGAAAGACCTCGTGAGAGCCGTCCGGTCCGAGCAGAAGCAGCAACGCCAAGACATCCTCGGCATCCGTGAGGAGATCGGCCAGATCCGCAAGTCCGAACGGGACCAGTGGAACGCGATCGAGACCACTGCCAACCGCAACCGAAAGGAAACCTGACCATGTCCCTGAACAGCATCCCGGCAGTGACCGTCCAGGACGGCGCGCTCGGCGCGATCGTCGAGTCCACCTCGACCCGCAAGCGTGTGTACAGCGCGTGGATCCTCATCGGCCTCGCCCTGCAGGCGATCGTCGCCGGGATCATCGCCGGTACGGCCTCGTTCGCCGCTGTGGCCGCCCTGGGGTGGCCGCTCCTGGTGAGCGTGGCCGCGGCCATCCTGGGGGCCGTGGCGGGCGCGTACGCCGCGCTGACGCCCCAGGTCGCGACCCTCGCCCGTGCGAACACATCGAGCACGACGTCAACGCCTGCGACGAGCACCACGGGCGCCACATTGCCGATCACCTACGCGCTCCCGACCGCCCAGATGTCCCCGAGCGACGTCGCCTCCCTGGTCGTGAACCAGGTCGCGCCGGTCGACGTTCCCGCACCGACCACGGGCGACTGATGGTCTACATCAAGGTGCGGCCGGGCGGGTGGCGACAGCGCCCGTACATATCGACATCGCTCGACGCGGCCGCGCTCGATCACTTCGAGCAGGGCATCTACGACGCCTCGGTCACCGCCGACGGCGCGTTCCAGGACACGCCCGAGGGCCGCACTGCCCTCGCCGCGTCCACGGAGTTGGGCGAGGCGTTCGTCGGTGTCGCGAACGGGGTGACCGCGACGATCACCGGTGACCCCGCGGACCCGGATGTTCGTCTGTTCATGAACGGGGTGGAGCTCTGATGGCTGGGATCGCGAAGGACTCGACGCTGACGAGCGGGAGTGCCCGTTTCGTGCAGCGACCGGACCCGGTGGTCGTGTTCGACGACACCGACTTCTCGACCGGTCCCCGCGGGTGGCGGGGGCTGATCAACGGCACCGCGGCGCAGGGCGTGCTCGTCCCGTCCACGATGCCGGGGAACGGGGCGTCATCGCTTCACCTCGGCATCGAGGACGGCGGCGCGTCGTACAACGCGGACGGCTACGCGATGGCCGTGAAGCGTGCGTCGCTGCCGTTCAACCCGGCGACGGGGAACCTGTACGAGTTCATGACGCTCGAGATGGAGGTCGCGCTCGGCTCGTACTGGAACACGCAGAACCGGTGGGCGAGCCCCCGATGCGTGGACATCGGCATCGACAACGGGTACGGGCTCTACCAGGGCGGGCAGATCGACAACCGGGCGCTGCCCGCGGTCCGCTACCTCGTCATCGACGAGTCGAACAGCAGCGCGCTGGTGCAGAAGTTCCAGACCCGCCACGGCGACAACGGCGGCAACGTCACCGGCAACCTCACGTCGGGCTCCGCGGTCGTCGGCGGCTACTCGTCGGGGGACATCGGGAAGGTCGGCGCGACGGTCACCGGCTCCGGCATCCCGGCAGGGACCACGATCCTGACCCGCACGAACAACACGATCACCCTGTCCGCCCCCGCGACCGCGACTCTCAACGGGGCCGCGCTCGTCATCGGGTCCGTGATCGTTCTCGTCGATCTCGTCGACATGTACGGCGCACCGATCACGTACCCGTACGGTTACAACGAGGACAAGACCGGCGTCTGGAAGATCAAGATCATGCAGTCGATCGTCGACCAGCGGGTCGTCGGGCTGCAGGTCCAAGGCAAGGGGTACGGGTTCCTCAACCAGGCCCTCGCGGACCCCTACTCCGACCTCAGCCTCTACAACCTCGGGAAGGGCTGGGCGCACCCGTTGAACCAGGGCGGTGTCGCGTCGTTCTACGGCGGCGCGAACGCGTGCGTCGAACTGTACGGGCGCAACAACACCGGGCAGGTCCAAGCGGACCTGTGGTTCTCCCGACCGCGGATGGAGATGTTGGCAGCATGAGCACGTTCAACCTGCTCGCGAACGGTCGCGCGATCTCCGCGCCGGTACGGCTGCGACGGATGCTGACGAGCAAACCGACGGACGTGTTCCTCTCGGTCACCGACTGCACCGGAGCGCCGACCGCCGCGGCCCTGACCGCGTACTTCGAGGTCCTCCAACCCACCTCGGACGGTGCGATCACGAACGCGTACCCCGGCGGGATGTGGACGCGGCTCGACGCGGACACGCACCCGTTCGCGCTTCCCGAGGGCGACTGGGACACGATGCTCGCCGACCAGACGACCACGAAGCTGAACATCGACAAGGTCGTGACCGCGTCGGGGAGCCTCGCGATCTCGATCGGATCGGGCGGCACCCTGCCACACCCGTTCGTCGTCGGGCAGCGGATCTCCGGAACCGGCATCGCGCACGGCGCGTCGAACATCATCGACGCCGTCGGATCGGCCGGCGCGGACGGCACCTCCGGATCGTCCGCGACGCTCCGGTTCCCGGGCATCACCGGCGACTCGAACGGGTCGGGGAAGCTGTTCACTAACCCGAAGCAGTGGAAGCGCCGCATCCTCGGGTTCCCGACCTGGGCGCTGGTGCTGCTCCCGAAGTTCACCGGCGGCGCGTCACCCGCGTTCACCGTCACCGTCTCAGCGATCACGGAGGACTGACATGGCCGCACACGTCCACCACGCCGGCGCGAACGGCATCTGCTCGTGCGGGCTCGTGTCCGTCGGCGACGACTGGATGGATCCCGCGCACCTCCCGATCCCGTGGGACGTGCCCGTGAACCTCGACTACGCGACACCCCCGGACGACACCGACCCGGTCGACGTGGTCATCGTCGACACCGGCACCCCACCGGTCGACCCCGCGCCGGTCGTGATCTACCAGTCATCGGAGGGATGAAATGGGCTACCAGGCGATCGTCGGGTCCGCGGACCTGACCACGAAGATGCGCTACATCAGCTCGTACACGTTCACCGAGAACGCCGGCNCCCCCGCGGCCGCGCGCGTCGTGATCCGTGACGGCAGCGCGTCCGGGCCGGTCATCATCGACGAGCCGATCGTCGCGGGCGGTGTCGCGAAAGGCGACCTCTCGAAGCCCGTGTTCTGCCCCAGCGGGGTCTACGTGCAGGTTACCACCGGCACCGTCCGCGGCTCGATCCGAGGCACCTGACGCAGATAAGCGCATAGCTTCTCCGGCGCACATATAAGCCCCCGGCTTCTACCCTTCCCAGGGTGGGAGTCGGGGGTTTCCGGCGTTGTCGGCGGCATCCCGCAGGATGACCGCATGTCCGAGTGGCACCCGCTCCTAGCCGCGGTCGAATCTCAGATCGGACGGCCGCGCAGGACCAGAAGAACACCAAGAACACCCGAACCGATCAGCAGGAACGCGATCCCGCGCACGGCCCATACGATCGCGTTCTGGATTCCCGTGTACGCGTCTCCACCGTATTCGGTGGTGTTCGCATTGCTCAGAAGCACGATCGCGGCGATGATCGCGAACACGGCGTACACGCCTGCCAGGATTCCTGCGAACGCGTTGCCACTGATGTCCTGCTCATACCGGGGGACAGCGGTCGCACCGCGGCCCTCCGTCGGTCCTGTTGGTGCTTCGCTGTCCGTCATGGTGTCCCCCGATCGTGTATGGCGAGAGCCTATCGTCAGGGCTTGAACGGCTTGTCACATTCCGGATGCGCGGGGTCCGGGACAGCGATCGAGAAGCAGATCACCGGGTAGCACGACGTGTCGTTGACGCCGTCGTTGCTATTCGCCGAGGACCCGGCCGGGCACCGTATTGGTGCTTTCGTCGCGGGTGCTGGGTTCTGCTTCTTCTGCGTGGTCGGAGGTGCTTGCGTCACGGAGGGAGAGGGAGTCGGCGTGGACACCTGCTCGACGGGCGTCGATGTGAGAGAAGGCGTCGGCGACGGAGTTGGCGAGGGCGTCGTCGTATCGACGATCGAAACCGTCGTAGCTACTTGCTCTTCAAGTCGCGGCAGGTTCGTGATCAACGCGTACGCTCCCCCGGCGACGGCAACGACGGCGACAACTCCGACCGCAGAGGCGATGATGCTCCTGATATTCATGTGTCCTTCTCCTTGAGTGGCATGGTCGCACCATGATTCCGATCGAAGATCTGACGGCCGAGCAGGAGGCGCTCAAGGAACCCACCATCGACTTGGCGGCGCGCGCGCTGCTCGACGCACGCGACGAGATCGCGGCAAGGGAGAGCGACGCTAGCGGGCATCGATCCGAGCCATCGCATCAGCGGCATCCTTAAGCGCTTCCGGCATCAGGTGACCGTAGATCTGGGTGGTCGTCTGCACGGACTCGTGCCCAAGCCGGCGGGAAACGACGAAGATCGGCACGCCCTCCTGCAGCAGCCACGACGCGTGGGTGTGCCGTAGGTCGTGCGGCCGCGGCTCCTTCCGCAGCTTCGAGGCGTCGACGGCGTCCTGCCAGCCGTGGTTGTGGAAGGTGGTGTTGGTGAGCTGCGACCCCAGCGTGTTCGGGAACACCAGATCGTGCTGGCGATTGGCGGCAACGAGATCCGCGGCGAGTCCCGGCGTGATCGACACATCTCGGTCGCTCGGCGTGTTCTTCGTCGAGCCGATGAAGAACTTCCGGTGCGCGTCACCCTTCCACGCCTTGTCGACCTGGATGTAGGGAACGTCAGCGTCGAGGTGCAGATCATCCCAGGTCAGCGCTGTCGCCTCACTGAAGCGCATTCCGGTGCCGACGAGAACTCGCGTGAGCATCTGGTGTCGCTGGGGGATGTGCTCAAGGAGCGTGTCGAACTCAGCCTTCGTGAGGAAGGTGGCGCGCCGTCCGGCTCGATCCTCGTTCGGCAGTTCCACGAGCTCGCAGGGATTGTCGCCTCGCCACCCCCTCCTTACCGCGGTCTTGAACGCGCTCGAGAGCAGGCCCATACGATTCGCGATCGACTTCCGCGTCGCCCCGTCGCGCCGCTGCCGCTGGATCCATGCCGCTATGTGCTCGTCGGTGACCACGTCGACGCGCAACCCACCGAGCTGCTCGGTGAAGTGCGTCGCGATCATCGAGCGGTAGCCGGCAATCGTGCCCTCGTTCGCCCGGGTGAGCAGCGACAGGTGCCGCTCGAGCATCTCGCTGACGGTCGGCTTGCGACTCGCCGCGGCGGTGAGCATCTGTTCGGCCAAGGCGAACCTCTGGTCGTTGGCGTCCAGCAACCGGCGCAGCATCTCCGCCTCACCCTCAGTGGGGAACGTCATGCTCGTCTGGCGCCCAGACTCCGGGTCACGCCACAGCACAGCGAACGACGCCGCACCCGTCTTCTGGACCCGCTTCCGAACGCTCGCCATGCCCGCCAGACTAGGGCTCGTGTCAACACATTTCGAGTTAGTGTCAACGGATCCGCCGGAATCCCTTGAAAATACTGGCGGAGACGGAGGGATTTGAACCCTCGGTCCCCTTGCGAGGACTCCACCTTAGCAGGGTGGTGCACTAGGCCTGACTATGCGACGTCTCCAGGCGTGCGGCGGCAGAACCGCGCACGCACCCGGCAAGCATAACCGGTGGAGCGCGTGTGTCCGAAACCCGTTCGGCACCCGGGCGGGGNGCGTCATGGAGCGGTGGATGCCGCGGCCTCCGCATCGCGCGGGGCCGCGGCATCCGTCACTTCTTGAGGTTTCCGTCCGAGCAGGTCTCCTGCGCCGCCGTCTGACCCGAGATCGACGACGGAAGGGTCGCGGTCGGGTTCGGCGTCGTCGAGGTCGACGGCGTGCTCGTGGTCGACGGCGTCGACGCCGGCGTCGGAGTGGCCGACGGTGTGACCTCGACGACACCGCCGTTCTGGCCGACCTTGCCCGTCAGCTGCAGTGCCTCGTTGTTCTCGAGCGCTGTGAACAGCGCACTCGCCGCCGACGTGTTCGGCACGACCTTGTTGGGGTTCGAGGGGTCGGTGAGGGTGGGGTACTGCACGAACACGATGTCGCTGTACGGGACGTCCTTCATGGCCGTCGCGAGCTGCACCAACGTGATGGGATTCGTGAGCGACTTGCTCGGGGTGATGTTCTTCACGGCGATCGAGGCGAGACGCAGGAGCGTCGTCGGGTCGGACAGCGTGCCCGCGCTGATGAGCTTCTGGGCGAGGCGGGACATGTATTGCTGCTGGTTCGAGATGCGGCCGAGGTCGCTGCCGTCGCCCACGCCGTGGCGGGTACGCAGGAACTCCAGTGCCTCGAGGCCCACGAGAGTGTGCATGCCCGGTCCGAGATCGAGC